GCCCCCTTAGGGGCCACCCGGTACTTTGTGCCGCCAGCAATGGTATCTACTACGATCGTGCAGTGCACTCCCGTCGTAGTTCAATTCAATCCTTAGGGAACTAAATGGGTGAGTACCAAACACGTACTAGGCAGAACGTTGTTCTGCCTAGTATGCAATGCATCTATCCGAGTAATCCAGGAGGAATTCCTGGCAATTACTTCATGGATAGCAATGCAGTACTCACAAAAGATAGTGTCTACTCCTTTAGGAGTGGACACACTCAGGAATCTGAACTAGTAAAACTCAAAACGTCTCAGGATCTTTATGATTACCTGAAACTTAATGAGTCAGCAGTCAGAGTGGCAGCCGAGTATGATACTGGGCATACATTCGATTCCGTTCAGAATAAGGTCGTCATACCCGAAACACAGAAAACTGTGATTTGGGGAGGCGGAAACTATCCTAACGGAGCGATGTATAGGGGACCTGTTGTCCCCAAGCCGCGAGGTTTCGACTTTTCGAAGGGCCAACTTACCTTTGATCCGTACTGGGACGATTCTGTCCTACACGGTTATGGTAGGAAGGCTATTGAAAAGACGATTCCAACCGCTCCTGAAGCGAATCTCGCACAAGCTGTTCTGGAACTCAAAGACGGTTTGCCGTCAATGGTCCTACACAACCTCACTAAGATGAAAGGTAGAGCCGCACGAGAAATCGGCGGTGAATACCTCAATCTTACATTTGGTTGGACTCCGCTCATCAAAGATGTGGAGTCGCTCTGTAAAGCTGTTCTTGATTTTAATAAAATCATCGAGCAGTATTCGCGAGATTCCGGACAAATTGTCCGACGCCGCTACAACTTCAAAGACGAGTACAAGATTCATAATCAGTACTCCGGCAGCGATAATGCTGTCGAGCTTCTCGGCATGGAATCCCTTAACTGGGAGAACACGTACGTTAAGCGTCTCTTTGAGAGTGGTAGACCGGCTATGTCAAATTCCTTCACGCAATCCTCCAAAAGGAGGATTACGTTTGCAGGTGCTTTTACCTATTACTTGTCTGAGGGGTCTGACTTCCTCAGCAAGATGGAAAAGTACGAGGAACTGGCTAACCAGGTTCTCGGGATCCGACTCACGCCGGCTCTCCTTTGGGAATTGACTCCATTTAGTTGGCTTGTCGATTGGTGGTTCGATATCGGAACTTTCATTAATTCCGTATCGGC